ATCGGAGGATTTGATTTTTAGCTGATTTGGCGGGTTTTGTAGCATATTTGTATCTCGAAAATAAGGAAATCCCGTATACTGTTATATATTGATAAGATAGCGGAACATAGTAAAGATATGCCTTATCTCCGCCCTTACGACCTCGAACAACCGCCAAACGTCCTTTCGTCTACGCAATTCAATGGCTTCGGGCTCTTTTAAGGGTTTTTGAAACTTTTCAGTGTCCTTTTATGTGCCTTTGTGGTGGCAATTTTTGTATCATATTTGTACCATGATAAAAGGGGGCAAATATGATAAAAGTTGCAGTCCGGTCGCGTACGATTTCCGGAGGTCGGTTATCTCTCTATTTGGATTACTGGCCACCCATCAAACTTATGAGCGGGAAGGAGACCAGGCGCGAAAACCTGAAACTCTACTTGTATAGTCGGGCTCGTACCTCACTTGAGAAAATGCACAATCGTGAAACAGAATCCTTGGCAGAAACAATCCGTTCACGGCGGCAGATTGAAGTTCAATCTTCATCTTACGGCATAACTCGGTACGGGGCTGATATCCCTGTCGGGGAGTTTCTCGAAGAGCAAACAAAGAAGAGGACGGAAATGTCGCAGGTTTCATGGAACAACATGCTCTATCATGCGAGAGAGCAAAAGTTCTGGTCGATCCCCATCTCACAGCTCGATGTTGGCCACTGTCTCCGATTTAGATCAGCCTTGGTTGACAAGATCACGAAGAAGGAACTAATGGCGAGTACCGCTCATGGATACCTGGCTTCTTTTCGCACGGCGATCCGATATGCTTATAAGTCAGGTATTATAGATCACAATCTCGTTGATAGGTTTGACACTATCAAACCCTCACAGGCGAAGCGAGAATACCTGTTACTGGAAGAATTGAACCAGCTTATAGCAACACCTGTACGTCCTGAAATCGTCAGGACAGTATCAATCTTTGCGGCTTTGGCGGGGATGCGGATATCGGACGTGAGGGCCCTGAAATGGGAAAATGTCACGGAATCGGAGGATGGGGGGGCGGTATTAGATTTTATCATGGTGAAGATCAAGAAGAGGCACGTACTACCCATCGGGAAGCAAGCAAGGGGATTGATGGGAAAGCGACCAGAGGAAGAAGCTTTGGGCGCAATGGGAAGATCAAGTCGGTACATCACAGAGAAAGTTCCGCGTTCAAACAGTTTCGTATGGCCGTGGATCCCGTGCAACGGATATCTAACCGATACGATAGCGAAATGGGTAAAAGATGCGGGCATAACGAAGCATATCACCATGCACTGCTTCCGCCACACCTACGCCACTTTGCAGTTGTCGGCAGGGACTGATCTGAAAACTCTGTGTGATCTCTTAGGGCAATCCGATATCAAGACCACTCAGATATATGCAAAAGTGCTGGATGAGAGCAAGGCGCGGGCTGCTAACAGGGTTATCGTTAACTTAACGGTCGCGCAAGTAAAGGATGAGGACGAAAGCTTAATTAATAACTGATTATCTGGACAAGACCAAGATTATGGTTTAAATATTACGCTACTTTCAACAAGCTATTTTTCATTTTGTGAGATTATTTCACATTATCTTATGTTTCTTCTTGGAACATAAATAAATAATGTGCATATTTAATCAGAAGGCAAATGAAACAACAACAAAACGGAGATTGAAAATGACACATACAGAAATAACAAAAGCAATTGATAGTGGAAATTACGAGATCAAATTAACGAGTGATTGTGGGTGCCAGTTTTCCTGGGGGATTGACAGGCAAGGCAGATTTAATGATGACGACTCAATCTCAGATTGTTGTTGGATTGGTAACGTACTCACGATTAATGATGATCTGATCGCCGAGTATGTTGCCGGTAGTGGCTTTAAATGGCTTGTTGATATGGGTGGGGTTGAGGATTTGGATAAGATCGAGGAAAAGCTGTCAGATGAGATGTACATCAGCGATGACGAGATAACTGGAGAGGCCCACGAATCGAAAAGGAAGGAAAGCCTGGTAGATGGATTAAAAGATTTAATTTCAGACGGCGCAAGACTCTACAGGGACAACGAAAGAGGATTTGCAAACGAGTACACGGGCATACTTGTGATGCCTGGGGCAAAATTAGAAGATGAAAATATTGAGGATTGGGATGAGCTGGAACCGGAAGTATGGGCTGATGAATATCTCTACAGTGGAGATGCTGCAACGCAAGCATTTAATGGATGTAGGGTTGTCGAATAAATTTAATCAATCAACCAGCGCGGGGGAAACCCCGCATAACTTAAACAAAAGACTATCATGAAAAGCAACAAACTTACAGTAGCTGAGGGAATTATGGATTCAGCAGAAGAAGAATACCGATCAGAAAATCTTGCAAGCATAGATACTGTCATGGAATACGCTGATGGAATTGAAGTAAGCATCTCAGAGGAAGAAACTGAAGAAATTTTAGACGTCTGTAAAGCAATGCAGAATCGTCTCGATTCCGGAGAAATCCCGACAACAGATGACTGGTATCATAATTTTAAAAATCCTCTCTCTCAGACAAGGGGCGAAAAGATAGCGGACGCTATGCACGAAAAAGAGCTTGATGGGGCTGAGTATGTGACTTATGGGGATGGTGATTTAGGAGTCCCTATCCCGATTTTTGAAGCGAGGGCCGATTTTGAGCAGATGGATGATGATCAGATAGGAGAGGGCACGTGGTATGTGTGCGACGCAAACGGGACGATAACTGAATGATGGCATTTACCATAACCGAGGCGGAGGTTATCCGACTCACGGGGTACAGCCGTCAGCAGCTCCAGCGCTTTAGACTGGGCAGTAAGCAAGTACAGGCGGGAAAAACATATGAAGCATCTCCCGTACTAGTTGAAGATCAGGATTGGAAGCGATACGGGGGGAAAGTTGACGTAGACGTCAAGCGGAAAGGCGGGGCGGTACTGTATGCTCCCCGCGCTGTCACGATCTTGCAAGCACGTCGAGAGTTGGCGTAAAATTGCGTATAATACTCCATTATCAACTTTAACAAAGGGGAATGAAATGGAAAAAGTGAACGGCTCTCCGTGCGATCCTGAAAAAATTAAAAAGATTGAAAAATACCTGGAAGTTAAGTTTGGCAAAGATTCTGTCAGAAGTGATTTCAAGGAAAATAATCAAGTATTTAAGATAGGGTTGCCTAATAGAACCCGGATTTTAAAATTAGAGCGTGAATTTATCGATGATCATGATGCCGAAGAAATAATTATTCTCTTCGATGGCTGGTCTCTAATAACAAGACTTCAAAATGAGCCAGAGCATTGGGTTTATGTTAGCACTCGATCCGGTCTTCAGCCTTTTTTGTTTTAAAACCGGCCTGGTAGTAGGATGAACTGCATTGTTGTCGTCGGAAATTAAAAATCATCCAATTTCGGAAATTAACAATCACCCGGGCAGCGGATTTAAATTACGTTATTTCAACGCCCAACGGCGTTCGCCTACGTCCGAGGTGTGTCGGAATGGTGTAATTCGATCACCCCTGAACGTATCGTGCCTGACACTTCAGTGTCCTTTCGTCTTTCGCACAAAGTACGTACATTATATGCTGAGGTTAGGAGTAAAGACCCTGCACGGCCTTGCGGGGCATAAAATTAAAATCTAAAAATAATAACGGCACTGCTGAATTTGTCCGTATAATAAGGCCAGCTTCATCAGCTTTAACGTTAATTCTTTATTCAAAAAAACATCAAAACAATGAAAAAAGTATTACTGGCACTAGCATCGGTTTGTTTATTCGCCACCCCGGCTATGGCAGACTCTCCGTATGTTAGTGTTTCATCTGGCGTAGGGTTACCGAGCAATTCAAGCGTGTCCGCTTACGGAGTCACAGTCGATGATGCAATCACATACAAGGCTGGCGTTCCGGTCATTGGCGCAATCGGCCTCAAGGGTGATGGGTACAGGGTTGAAGCGGCTATTGGTTATCAGTCCAGTGATGTTGATAAAGCTAACTACGGCTCGGTTCATGTTCCGATATCTGGAGTAAGCGTCTCAATGACCTCTTATATGGCTAACTGTTACTATGATCTTGGCGGGAAAAACTCAGGTGTGACTCCATACTTCACAGCCGGGCTTGGTGCGGCAAGCCTTAGTTCTGAATATGCCGGGTATTCTTCAGGAAAAACCGTGTTTGCTTGGCAAGCTGGTGCTGGTGTAGGTTTAAAGGCTTCGGATAATGTAACCCTCGATCTTGGATACCGTTACTTTAAACCTTCGAAAGTCAACATATTAAATGTCGTTGACCTTACTTCTTCAATCAGCAATATTTTGGTTGGAGTAAGGTACAACTTCTGACCTTTTCCGCAGACCAGGCCCCGTTGAGAGACGGGGCCCTGTATTTATAGGCTTATCAACTTAAATGGGGGGAGCATGGCGGTACTTACTTTTAACCAGGCAGCGAAGATGCAGCTGGCCTCAGTCTGGTATGGTAATGTTTCAAGTTATGACAGTTCGCATATTACGATCACTGATTATAATGGCGATACTGGGACTTATTACGGGTCATTTAATTATAACGAAACAGGGCTGTCTGGAGGTGCTGTAACAGGATATGACAGCTATAGTCATTATGCCATCGATTATACTGTCAGAGATGTTAGTTTGGATGCTATGACAGTAAACCGCTTCCTAAACACTGGAAATGCAATAGGACTCCAGCAGTACGCATTATCCGGTAATGACATTATCACTGGAACTTCAGGAAATGATGTTCTGCTTGGATGGGGAGGTAATGACGTGTTCTATGGAAACGGTGGGAATGATACCATTGATGGTGGGGAGGGATTTAATACGATTGTTCTTCCCGGGAAAGAGGCATTTTATACCATCACTCCAAATAGTACAGGGTTCGTTATCAAGAGCTTTGTTAATGTTGATGGGACATTTCCTGTCACTTTGTACCAATGGGCTCCGATTACCCCAAATAATCCTTCGGGGCAATCAACATTCACCTGGTCAACGTTAACGGACAGCAACTACACTGGAGGCGGTGGATGGTCAACATACGTTCAGAGCAATCCAGGGACTCCCGGGCTTCAGTTATGGGAGGCAATAAAGAATGTCCCTTCAAATACCAACGATGCGACAACCGTTCTTGATTGGACATCAGGATATTATCTATCTATTGCTGGATCGAATAGTGCAACCGGCATCTCTATTACCGAGACTAATATTCAGCAGGTTAAATTTTCAAACCATACCCTCACCATTGATTCTACTCCAAATGTAAATCTTTTGGAATCCTATAGAATCTATAAAGCAGCTTTTGATCGTGCACCAGATTATGGAGGGTTAGGGTTTTGGTATAATGCAATGAGTCATGGTGGTGCATCTTTAAGCGATGTGGCAGGGGAGTTTATCAAAAGCACTGAGTTTAAGGCGATGTATGGCGATAACTCGACTGATTCAAACTTTCTAACTCTTCTTTATCAACATGTGTTAGGTCGTACACCAGATCAGGGGGGATTCGATTTTTGGATAACTGCTTTACACACCGATACACGTGCCAATGTACTTGTACAGTTTTCCGAGTCAGGAGAGAATATCGCCAATGTCGCAGGGGTTGTGTCACACGGAATAATTTATGAAGCTTATACCGGGTGATATAAAAAAAAGTAACCCAAATGAAGCCCCGGCACTCAACCGGGGCTTTTTCGTTACACTCATTGCCCCATAATCTTCTTTACCAACTCTTCAGCCATGCGCCCAATTTCCTCGTGTCTGTATGAACTCTCACTGACAAGTCCATACTCTTGCCTGATAAAGTCAAGCGTTTCTTGACCAAACCTTGAAAGAAGTCTGTCAAAAGGGAGTTGACTTTCATCTTTTCTCCAATTGGTTACTGATTGCTTTTTAACACCAAATAAGGCCCCAAAAGCCTCATCCGAACTTACTCCAGCTTTTAATCTTAAGCTGTCAATGAGTTCATCTTTGCTCATTTTTTTTGCCATGACGGTAAATTTTGTTTGACTTTTGACAGAAATATCTTTACTATAAAGCTGTACAGGAGTTGTGCTGATTGATAACAGAATATAAACAGGCATGAGCATAAAAAATTCAAAGGTGTTGCTGAGCAGGGGGACGGCTCGGGAGGTGTATAAACGACTGAAGACAGCAGGGGAGGTGATTTCCTATATGGGCGTTTATAAACGACTTCTGCGAGAAAGCCACCTCCCAACAATGAAAATCGCTGAAGAGATCGAGAAGAGAAAGGAGAAGGAGCGAGAGGATTTCGCGAGGACAAAGAAAAGGATCAGAAACGCAGTAACCAAACAGGAGGAGGAAAAATGAGCAGTTGTCCGCAGAAGAGCATCATTGCGACACCGGAAGGGAAGCCTTGTTTTATCGAATCAAAGTAAACACTAACAGCTATGGGAGTAATGGAAGATATCCTGAAAGCTCAACTGGAAATGATAAATGAGGTCAGGGAGCTTAAAGACGAGGTCAGGGAGCTGAAGGGCGCGGTTCCTGTCGAGAACGGCGAAGAGCTGCTTACGGCAAGGGCGTGTGCTGAAGTCATGAAGTCAACGCCCAGATGGATCATTGAGCGATGTAAAGAAGGATCACTCCCTTACATGCTTGTTGGTAATGATTACAGGGTAAAGCGCAGGGAGTTGAACGCTTTCATGGTGAAACCGGAGATAGCCAGGGCGAGCGCAAAGATGGACGAAATGAGAAAAGCAAGAAGGGCAAAAACAGCAATAGCGGCGGCTTAAACAATCAAAACAGAGGGAATATGAAAAATCTACTGGTAACTATCGGGAGGATTATCCGGCTAAGATTCGCCGGCATCAAGTGCTATGAGGTTATAGGATTCGACAGCGCGGGGCAGATGATAGTGTATGAGACACCGCGTCCGGATTCCTACAGTATCAAAGAGGATGGTGAGGTATGACGCACTTCGAGTTCATCAGGTCAGTGGCAGTGCTGGTGATTATGGGTTTGCTTGTCGGCGTTGAATCCCCATCGATAGCGGTTGTTGTCGGGGGACTGATGGCGTTGGCTCTGGTAGTCGCAGAGGTATGGCTGGTGGCAAAAGCAGAGAGCCCTTCACGGCAATGAGAGGCTCTCTGTAAACAATCAAACCAATAACAAATCTACAAAAATGACAACACAAAACGAAATTAACCTCTTTGACGATTTAGCCCCTGTAGAGGTTTCCAACCCGCTGAAAGACCTGGTGGCCGCGAAAGGAAAAGCATCCCTGAGCGACCTCATCCGGCTCTATCAGGAGATTGAAGAAAAGCTCGTTGAGTCTGGGGGCCTTGCTGACTTCGGCGACCAGATGGCTGCGGTTGAAGAAAAGATCGAGACAAAGCTTGATAACTGCAAGGGGCTGATTGATTACTGGAAAGGGCAGATCAGCTATCTGGAAGAGCGTGAAAAGACATTCAAGGGCCGAAAGACGGGTATTAAAAACGGCATCGAGTGGCTACGCAGCACCATGAAATCAGCATTGCTTCTGACCGGCAAGGAGAAGATCAAGACGATCGAAGGGACGTACTTCTTTACAGCGCCGAAAACGCCGGTCAAGATCGATGCGGAGAAGATAACTGACAAGTACGATGCAGCACTGAGAAAGATCAATCTCCGGACTCATAATGTGGTGATCACCATTCCATCAACCATCCCGGACTTCCAGAAGACTATGGAGGAGTATCTCAAGAGTCCGATAAAAGGATCAAAGATGTCAGTAACAGAGCCTGAGTACGATATCAAAGGCATTGCTGAACGGTGGACGAAAGGAAACCGCAAATGGCCGGCGTGGTTGACTCCTTCAGAAAAGACATTCACTATCCGATAACCAATTAATCAACAATTACCATGACACAAGAGCTCGCAGTTCGACAAACAGGAAGCCTCACCTCATACGCACTGCCTTTAGATGAGATAAAAGCACAGGTAAACCTGATTCAGCATGTTATGCGCGATGTGATGAAAGACGGAGAGCATTACGGCACAATACCAGGGTGCGGAGATAAAAAGGTACTAAAAAAGTCGGGGTCAGAAAAAATAATGATGACGTTTCGCCTGTCGAATGACACGGAAATCGAAGTACTCGACATGCCGAACAATCATAGGGAGTATCGAATCAAGTGCACGCTGTTTTCCCCTGATGGATTAAGGCTTGGGACTGGCGTCGGGAGTTGCAGTACGATGGAAGGTAAGTACCGGTATCGGGCTGGGACTGGTGACGTTACCTCAGTGCCAGTGCCCAAATCATACTGGGACGCTCGTAATAGCGGTGATATGCAAAAAGCATCGAAAGCATTGAAAGACGCTGCTGCATCCGCGGGAATTGACGGGGAAAAGTTTGGTACAAAAAAGGGCGACGCGGGATGGATGATTGCGACGATCATCGATAAGGCTGAGCATGATAACCCTGCCGACTACTACAATACTTGCCTCAAAATGGCGAAAAAGCGGGCTCTTGTTGATGCGACGCTTACAACTACGGCGGCGAGCGACATTTTCACTCAGGACATTGAGGATGATCCTGACCTTTACCGTAAAGGCGGATATCAACCAGCTAATGAAGAGACAAAGAAAGAAGAACCTGCACCTGGTCAGGACGACGCCAAGAAAGAGGCGGCTCCAGTAAAGAAAGAGAAAGCGGATAAAAAGGATGAGCCGCCGCAAAAGACAGTTCAGGAGCTCCGCAGAGAGAATCCATCCCCTGAAGATGTCGAGAAGTTTAAGGCAGCTGCGCAGAAAGCCAAAAAACTCTTGACAGATAGCGAAAAGACCGGAATGAATAACGAATTCCGCGCTGGGTACACTGCAACAGGGATCCGGCTTGCGATAGATTTCCTTAATGAAGTCATAGAGAAGCGGCCAGTCCCACAGCCAGCCACCGATGTGGAAGGAGAGGCAGCATGAAGGAGATATGGGAGGTAAGGGAGAGTGGGATCAAGGGAAACTTGGCGATATCTGTTAAAGGTAGCCCCGCGCTCGCGGGGCGTGTCGCCACTGTTCCGCATTACGAGGGTAGAAAGGGTCGGCAGAGAAAGATAGCTCATTTGATATCCGCCGCGCCGGATCTTCTTGAGGCTCTTGAGTGCTTGATCGAGCTTTATCAGGGACCCGCAACGCAAGAGAATATGGCTATAAGAGCTATCGAAAAAGCGAGAGGTGAAGCATGATAAAGTGGACTGATGAAATGGTCGACGCGCTGCGAGTATCCTATCCGGATTTAAATTCCCATGAGATAGCCAACAAGCTTGGCGTGTCACGCGGGGCCGTGAATACAAAAGCTTGTGAGCTTGGTATCAGAAAATCCGAGACGTTTGTAAATGCGCAGCGGGAAAGAGTTGTCGCTGGTGGAGCAAAGTATCGCTTTAAAAAGGGTGATGTGGCATGGAACAAGGGGAAGAAAGGGTACATCACCGTTACTGATGCCATGAGAGCTACGATGTTCAAGGCTGGCCATAAGCCGCACAATACGACATGCGACGGGCATATATCAGTGACCATTGATGAGCGGGGAGTTAAACAGCTCAGAATAAGAATCAGCGAAAAGAACCATGAGTATTTGTCCAGGCATAACTACAGGAAAGCATTTGGGGGAATCCCCCATGGTTACTGTATAAAATTTAAGGACGGGAACACACTGAACTGCGATCCAGACAATCTCGAGTGCGTATCGCGGACGCTGCTTATGCTGCTCAACTCTAAGCATGGGTATACCCGAGATATCGCCGAAGTAAAAGAAGTCATCTGTTATATCAAACAAGAAATCAAGGAGCCTACCGGTGAAAAATAAAATGATCGACCTGAGAGACCATCTTTTTGAAGTGCTTGAGCGACTCAAAGACCCTGAACCGGAAACGCCGATGGATATAGATACAGCCAAAGCCATAATTGGCGTTGCTGATACCATCATTGACTCAGCGCGGGTGGAGAATGACTATTTGAAGCAGTTGTCGAACCTTTACGCAAATGGGCTAGGATCATCATTACCGAAAAGCAGCCTTTTCCTTTTGGAATCCGATACTAAAAACTAATGCCAATCGTTTCGATTTTCAAGACTTGCTTCTCAACCGTTCCTGTGGAGGATATCGAGTTTCTTGATGTCCTCCACAGGATAAAAGGTGGATACTGGCAAGACGAATACTTCGCTTATCGGTCAGTGCTCAAGAAATATGGCCCGTCAGCTCCGGAGACGAAAAAGGCGAAAGAAGGACTTTCCTGTTTCATCCCGTCAGGCAGGTTTTCCGGTGGGAGAAAGCGATCAAACCTCGCAGAGCACTCTGGAATACTGAATATCGATATCGACGCAAAGCACAACATAGGCATCGATCTACCTGAGTTCAAGGATACGCTTTTCGGTGACAAGCATATTTATGCCGGTCATTTATCCGTGTCTGGGCTGGGGATAAGTCTATACGTCAAGATCAACCCGGAAAAGCATATCGAGAGCTTTTTGGCGATGGAGAGGTATTTCGCTGAAGAGTTCAAGATCATTATTGATCCCTCATGTAAGGACGTGACCAGGCTTCGGTTTGTCGGGTATGATACTGACCTCTACATCAACGAGCGGGCTATGCGGTGGGGGAAGTATGAGAAAAAAGAGGCTGTAGATTTCCAGCGGAAAAAGGTGGCCTGCTGCAACTCTGATATTGAGTACGTCCTGCAGCAGATCGAGCGTGACCGGCGTGACATTACGACCAACTACGCCGACGGAGTGAAGATTGCTTTCGCTTTCAATACAGAGTTTGGCGAGGCGGGCGTTGACTTTTTCCAGAGAGTTTGCCAGTTCCGAAAAGGGTACGATCCAGCAAAGACGGCGCTGAAATACAAGCAGTGCAACGGATCAAAAGCGGTTTCAATCTCTTCATTTTTCTGGATTGCCCGGCAGGGTGGGTACGAGATCACCGCGCCGAGGTCAAAGGAGATCATCAAGACTGCGAAGTATGCTAAGAAAGCGGTCGCTGCCGGGGTCGAACCGGAAGCATCGGCAAAAGAAGGGGCTGTTCGCTACGCTGTTGAAATGCAGGGGGAGTCGCCGGAAAACGCGAAGAAGCTGGTTGACGCGGTTTTTGATGGTGCCGCAGCAGGAGAAAAGGAAAGCGCTGACGAGATCTATGAGTTCATCAAGCGGGACATCGAAGGCAAGCGACTGCGCCGGAACCTGATCAACGACTGCGTTGAGTACGAAAATGAAAAGATCGCTGACCGGACACTGTGCAAGTTCATGGTCGAGCTGCGGTCGAAGTATGGTTCATCGAAGGTTAAGCGGGATGTGCTGCTTGAGCTTATCGAGACCTCAGCGAAGGATTACAACCCTATTCTTGAGTTTTTTGAAAAGAACCGCCATAAGAGTCCGAAAGGATGCATTGATGCTGTGATTGATGCGATTTCAGGTCGCGTGGATGCTCTTGCAGAAGGAGAGGCAAAAGAGTTTCGCCGGTACTTTATTCGCAAATGGCTGCTGGGTATGGTTTCCGGATGGCATGGCACGTATTCCCTGCTTACCCTGGTACTTGTCGGTGACCAGGGAACTGGAAAAAGTAAGTGGTTCAGAGGTCTGTTTCCCGAAGACTTGCAGCCGTACTACGCGGAAGCAAAAATGGATGGCGACAAAGATCATTTGACGCTGATGACCACAAAGGCGCTGATCCTCGATGATGAGTTTTCAGGAAAGAGCAGAAGAGAAGAGGCGCTCTTTAAAGAGATATCCAGCAAGCAGGAAATTACCATCAGGAAACCGTATGCCCGCATGGCGGAAACGCACCGGCGTATTGCAGCACTTGCCGGAACAACAAACGACGAAAACATCAAGGGAGATTTGACCGGAAACCGACGAATCCTTGCGGTGCATGTGTCGTCCATCGATTGGGAGCTTTACAACTCAGTTGACAAGGTTGATTTGATGGTCGAGCTGTACAAGGAATGGAAACGCGTTGGGGACGGCTGGATGCTTTCCGGAGAGGACATTGCTATGCTTAACGGAGCGACTGACCGGTACCGCGAGATATGCCCTGAAGAGGAATTGCTTGTCAAGTATTTCGATCCACCTGAAAAGTCGCTTCCTGATGCGTTTATGAGCAATACAGAGATCTTTAATGAGCTGTCAGGGGAGCTGAATGGAAGTTCAATTCGGCTCAGCCAAAGGAAGCTTGGGCAGGTGCTCAAGCAGTTCGGGTATGTGTACAAATCAGTAAGAGGGGCGTCAATGCCGAGATACGCCTACAATATCCAAAGGATGATTAACCCTGAAGCAAGCCCCACAGGCCAAGAACATTACAGAGAAACTGGGCACTTGCCTTTTTAAAAAAAATCGGAGATCAGATGAGTATTAGAGCAGAGAGAAAGCCGGGCGAAGGAGATCAAGACTGGATGGTACGGACATATCCCGGTTGGAGGAATCTCTCCTCAGCCTATTCGCGCGTAAGTCCTATTGAGAGGTATACCTCTGAAGAGGAAGATGAAGAGGATGAAGGAAGGACAGAGTACGCTGAATTCAAAATGCTTGGGAAAGTGAGGCAGTGTCAAAGAAAAAGACAGAAATAGTGAGATGTATAACACTACAAGAAAGGGAGGTACTACAGAAACGACTACAACCAACCCTTTACAGTATAACTATATATCTCTCTTGTAGTAGGATAGTAATAATAAATAGAGGAAAAAGAGTCTAAAATAAAAACTACACACATGATCACACACACACATCATTATGAAAAAGGAAAAGTTTCAAAAAAGGGCCTACAAGGCACTACAAGGCACTACGATCCACTACAATTGAAATGAAATGCAACAAGAATTCAAGCTCATAACAGGAACAAAGCCTCTCGAATTGCGCCAATATCAGCAGGAGATGGTAAACCAATTGCGGGCAGCGTTCGCGTCAGGGAAAAAACGAATAGTGATGCAGCTCCCTACAGGCGGAGGTAAGACCGCTGTGTTCACCGACATCACCCGCCGAGTGGTAGAGAGGGGTGGCTGGGTGATGATTGTCACTGACAGAAAAGAGCTGCATAAACAGGGTGGTAACGCACTAGCCAGACTTGGCGTAGGGTACCGAGAGCTTAGCGCAAAAACCACCCGCAACGAAGAGTCTCCGGTCACTATGGCGATGGTGGAAACGCTTAAAAGACGCCTTGTAAAGCCTGATTATGCTGCTTTTGTGAAAAGGTTCAAACTGATCATCATCGACGAAGCGCATAAAAACACGTTCAACCGCCTTTTCGAAGCACTCGATGAAGATCAGTTGGTGATCGGCGCGACTGCCACCCCGATAAGAACCGGAAAAATGAGACCACTGAAATCCGATTATGACGGGATAATCAACGGCCCTGAAATTATTGAGCTGGTAGAACAAGGGTTTCTCTGTCCTGAAAAATCCTATGGCGTAAGTGTTGACCTGTCAGACGTGAGAATAACAGCAGGAGAGTACAACGAAGGAGATATGGGGAAGGTCTACGGAAAGCGAAAGCTGTTTGATGGCGTGATCGAGAACTGGCGAGAGTTTGCCTTGAGGAAAAAGACTCTGGTGTTTTGCGCTACAGTAGAAAACTCCATAAACCTTGCAAAAGGGTTTCTCGAAGCCGGATTCAGAGCGGCCCATCTCGATGCGGAGACTCCAGAGAAAGAGAGAAACGCAATCCTGAGAGATTTCGCCAACGGGACGTATGAGGTGCTCTGTAATTGCGGGATCCTCAACACAGGGTACGATTGCGCTTCTATTGAGTGCATCATCCTTTACAGAGCAACAATGAGTCTGCCGCTGTATCTCCAGATGTGCGGGCGTGGAAGCAGGCCGTATTTTGGAAAGGAATTTTTCATCATCCTCGATTTCGGGCAGAACGTACAGCGCCACGGGTTTTGGAGAAATCCTCGTAAATGGTCACTCGAAATAAAGACCAAAAAGAAAAGCAAGAAAGTAGGGGAGATGGTCATGGCGGTTTGCCCGTCATGCAAAGCGCTTCTCCCTGCGAGAGCAAGGAAGTGCCTGTTCTGCAGTTGGGAAAAGGAAATGGAGGCGGATGAGAAAACGATCATCAAGCTTAAGGAGATGACGCCGTCGGAAATCTTGCGGTTTTCTGAAACAGCAAGCGTAGAGGAGCTGGAAGCTATCAGGCGATCCCGTGAGTGGAAAATTGGGTTCGTATTGCATCGTTTCAAGTCGATGAAAGACTTTATCGACTACGAACACCTGAAGGGCTACAAAAAGGGGTGGGCGATGACAAATGGAAACCGGTACTTGGGCATAGAGTCAGGATGGGAAAAGTGGTATGGAACGAGAGAGCAGGAATCAAAACAGGCCGGGTATGAGTCAGCAAGAGAGAGGTTTGGGGATAACGATGTAGTGCCTGGCGTTGTCAATAATTTATCAACAGCGAACGTCTTTGATTGATGGATAAGAACGAAGGGCGTATACATCAGGACTGTTACGTGTGGTTCCATAACAGTTTTCCAGAGCTTCGGGGGCTGCTGTGCTACAACCTCAATAATAGCCGGAACGGGATCGCTGGGGCAAGAAACAGGGCAAAAGGCGTGCAGGCGGGGCGGGCCGATTTTGTGCTCTACTGGGATAGTTCCGCCGTAATGATTGAGATTAAGGATGGAAGTGGAAGGCGGAGCGCTGAACAAAGGGCTTGGCAGAAAGTGGTAGAGTCGCATGGGTTCCAGTATTCCCTATGCAGGACTCTTGAAGAGTTTAAAGAAGTGGTTCTCGGAATAATCAAAAACTAAAAACAACCATGGCAAAAGGCGTGAACAAGGTAATTCTCTTGGGCAGACTTGGCGGCGATCCGGAGAGCAGACCGGCTGGGACAACGACAGTGGCAAACTTCACGATAGCAACAAGCGAGAAGTACAAGGACAAACAGGATCAGTGGCAGGAGAGGACTGAGTGGCATCGGATAGTAGCATGGGGGAAGCTGGCGGATATTTGCGCCCAGTACCTCCATAAAGGGTCACAGGTATACGTTGAGGGGAAGCTACAGACTCGAAGCTGGGAAAAAGAAGGAGTAAAGCAGTACACAACAGAGGTCGTGCTAAGCGAAATGCAAATGCTCGATGGAAAGCCTCAAAACAACGGACAGGATCAGCCATACAACCAACCGGCCTCGAATGCCGAGCAGCAAGGGTACTCGACACCGCAGGTAGAAAAGGATGAACTCCCATTTTAAGCCTGCGAACCAGCGCTCTGGCGACAAAAAAACAGCCTGGGCGCTGGGCTTTTCACACATGACCGACAGAATCGCCTTAAACACCATTAAAGAGCCGAGAATGAACAAGGACATCAAGTACAAGATAATTCATGGAACGAGGTGCACCGTCACGGGCACGAAAAACGGGGTAGAGATCGACATGTGTGTCGGAGCAAAGCAACGATTCAAAGGGAAGAACTACATCGAAGCCGAGCAGCAGATGTGGAACTGGATGCGCCATAAGCCAGGAAAGAAAGGCGGAGGACAAGAGATTGAGGATGAAACACGAAAAGCCCTCAGCGCTCTTGATATGCCGAAAGAACACATCAGAGTAAGTGACGGATATGCCAGGCAGCACCCGATATACCGATCAAGCTGGACAGTGAGGCGGAGCCTAGGCCACACCCAAAAAATCTACTTCGGCACATACCGGAACGAGCACGCAGCGAAGGCAGCGAGCATCCGCCTGTGTGAGCTGATAAATGAAGAGGTTGATAAGCGCCACTTTGTCCGCAAAACAACACCCCACGAAGGGTTACTATTTAAGAAACCAAACCCGAGAAGAAGGCGATACACACCACAAAGCCAGCAGAGTATCGCCGGAAAAACAGTGGACGGACAAACGATAGCGAAGCAGACCTGGGAGCCATGAACGACACCAACAATGAAGCTATGTAGGAAATGCCACGACAAATACGGAGACAGATGGCAGTACAAAGAGCTGCTCCAGGCGACACACGAAGGAGTAATTCAGGGCTGGGGAATTCCGGCAAATTGATAAGAGGATGATTAGAGGAATGGCAAATAACAAGAATCTAAGACCAGCCAAAAACGGCGAAGTCAGGAATCCGAAAGGTAAACCAAAAGGCATCCTGAATGCCGCCACAATTGCACGCCGATGGGCAGAGACTGATCAGACCACAAAGAACCCTCTAACAGGCCAGGATGAGAGGCTTACCCAGGCTGACCTAATGACACTAGCTCAGATTAAAAACGCCAAGGCGGGCGCCCTGAGCGCATACCGGGAGATCATGGACAGGGCATACGGAAAGGTTGCGGACATTTCACAAGTATCCATCGATGCCAATGTGCAAACCGAGGATAACGATATCAAAGGCATGACACGAGCAGAACTCAGAGTCTACGCAAAAAAGAAGTACGGTCTAGACCCTGATACTCTCTTTGCAAAATGAGATACCCGAAAGTAACCACATTCAACATCGACCAGATTAAGGCGGAATTCGACCTCGCGGAGAAACGTGAGGATTTCTGGGAGTACCGCAAAGCCATGAACCCAGGGATGAAAGAGGGCTGGTTCCAGGAACGAATCGCAGACGAACTCCAGGAATTCTATAGAGCCTTTGCAGCAGGCGAGCGGCCCAGGCTTCTCATAGCGACACCACCACAACACGGGAAGAGCCTGAGCGCCATCGATTTCTTGTCATGGGTTGCCGGGAAGAAGCCAGACTGCAGGAGCATTTTCACAAGCTACTCCGACCGCCTCGGGACCAGAGCAAACCTACGGCTTCAGCGACAATACGACAGCGATCAATATCAAGAGATTTTCCCGGGAACACGGATAGCCTCAGCACCCAGGGAGGGAATCAGAACGCGAGAAATGCTGGAGTACATCGGGCATGATGGGTACTTTCGCAACACAACCACAGGCGGGCCAATAACGGGCGAAAGCCTCGACCTCAGCGTCGTAGACGATCCGGTCAAGAGCCGAGAGGAAGCCAACTCCCCCACCATGCGAGACAAACTGTGGGCCTGGTTCACAGATGACCTTTTCACACGATTCTCCGAGGATTCAGCGCTCCTGCTCATAATGACCAGGTGGCACATTGACGACATCGCAGGGCGACTGATTGATGCTGATCAAGGTTTCAAGGTCGTATCATTTCCTGCCATTGCAGAGGTCGATGATTTGGATGGCCACCGAAAAGCCGGAGAAGCGCTTTTCCCTGCGCACAAGAGCTTAGAGTTCTTGTACGAGCGGAAAAAAATAATGATCTCGACCTCCTGGGAAGCGCTCTACCAGCAGAACCCGGTCGTGCAGGAAGGCGACATGATCAAAGCCGAAAGGCTCGCCATTGTGGACACCATACCGGGCGCCATTAAAGAATCGGTCAGGTATTGGGATAAGGCAGGCACCGACGGCGGCGGCGCTTACACGGCAGGCGTATTGATGCACAAATTGACAGACGGCAAGTACAATATCTCCGACGTCATCCGAGGCCAATGGAGCGCAGGCAGAAGAGAGGCAATCATAAAGCAGACCGCAGAGGCAGACGGGAAAAATGTGCGCATCTGGATCGAGCAAGAGCCTGGTAGCGGAGGCAAGGAATCAGCAGAGAACACGCTCCTAAACCTGGCAGGCCACATAATACACGGAGAGAGAGTGACCGGCAGCAAGGAAGTGAGAGCGGAGCCATTCGCTGCCCAGGTCGAACACGGGAACGTCTCGATACTGAGAGCCGCTTGGACAAAGCCATTCATCGATGAGGCTCGGCTTTTCCCAAACGGCAAGTACAAAGACCAGATCGATGCAGCTGGCGGAGCTTTCAACAAACTCACGGTCGGAGCAAGGACGGACGGACTGCTCGAATTTTACAGGCAGGAAGCCGAAGCCTTGAGAGCAAAAAAGAAGCAGTAGAGCGGAATGGGGTAACAAAAAAAAGAGAACGCAATGGAACTAAAGATCGGGGTAGACTACGTAGACGGATTCCAGAAAGTCCTGGTGATGAAATTCACAAGAGAGCCAGGGATCCAGAGCGGAAACGTCATCTATACAACCCAGGCAACAGAAGAGATTCTAAAAGAGCTTATCGACAACTACCAACTGACCGCAAAAAGGAAAGAAATACATGGACAACAACGCACTCAAGAGCACGATCAGCCCTGAAGCACAACGCTCCGCAACAAAAGGCGGAGCATGGGGAAGAATAAAAGACGTAATGGGCCAATGGTTCGGGCCATTGGATCCACTCCCAGCAGTGGCACCGAAAGAGGTCGCCGGTCGGCAGTACGACTACCCGACAGCCGTCAATATTTGGCAGAACCCTCGGCAGCAGGAAAAAGTCTCCTTTGAGCAGCTTCGCGCGATAGCGGACAACCTCGACATCCTGCGCTTAGTCATCGAAACCCGCAAAGACCTGGTCTGCGGCCTGAAGTTTGAGATCGTCCCAAAAGAGCCGTACGCCGAGCCGGACGCCAGGTGCAAAAAGATACAGGCCTGCCTGGCATTGCCGGACGGAGAGAATCCCTGGAACGACTGGCTCCGGATGCTCCTCGAGGATTTGTTTGTAATTGACGCACCCTGCGTCTATCCGCGCAAGACGATAGGAGGCGACCTGTACGCACTCGAGCCAGTAGACGGAGCCACGATCACGCGCAAGATCGATCAGGGAGGAAGAACCCCGCTGCCGCCAGAGATAGCATACCAGCAGGTGCTCAAAGGACTGCCAGCAGTCAACTACACCCGCGATGAACTGATCTACAAACCGAGGAATAAGCGCACCAACAAGCTCTACGGATACAGCCCGGTCGAACAAATCCTGATGACCGTCAACATTGCCCTACGCCGGCAGTTGAGCCAGCTGCAGTTTTACACAGAAGGCACCACGCCGGACAGCATCTACAGCGTCCCGGCAGATTGGAACCCTGACCAGATCAGGGAGTTCAAGGAATACTGGAACGAAACCCTCGAAGGTAACACGGCAGAGCGCAGAAAAGCGCAATTCATCCCTGGAGGCGTGACAGCCATCAACACGAAAGAGGGATTGATCAAAGACGAATACGATGAATGGATCGCACGAATCGTCTGCTACGCATTCAGCGTCCCAGCAAACGCTTTTATTAAGCAGCAGAACCGCGCCACAGCACAAACATCACTCGACCAGGCAGTAAGCGAAGGGCTGATGCCAATCCTCGATTGGGTAGCCTCCCTGGTCGAAGTGATCATCATCAAGTGCTTCGGATGCACCGACCTGCAGCTCAAGTGGATCGACAGCAAGGATCCCGACATGGCGCAGGAAGCCACGATCAAACTGCAGAACGCACAGGCAGACCAGATCGACATCAACACAGGCGTGCTCGACATCAATGAAGCCAGAATAAACAGAGGGCTCGATTCCCTATCACCGGCAGAGATCGAAAAGCGGAAACCCGCGCCGCCGCCACAACTCGCAGCATGCGCAACGGACAATGGAGCGAAGCCTGCGCCGGATGAGAAGCAAAAGCCAGACGCCACGATCAAGGAGCCAGCTCAGAAGTTAGGTAAATCCACCGATGGAAGCGCCAAAAACAGAGAAAAAGCCCCGGTAAATTTACCAGGAATCGATGCCCTTCAAAAAAAAAAGGCCAGACTACACTCGCACCCCTTGACCGTGACCGGCCCGCGATACTGAAACTCGAAGCTGGCTTGAAGAACTTTGTCGAAGGATACCTGAAGAAGAAAGGGAAAGTGATAGCCAAACAGGTCGTAGAGCTTTACACCGCGATCGGCAAAGCAGACACCACGGATGATGATCAGGCAGACAAACTAATCAGCCAGGTCGATATCGACTTTGCCGACCTGGTGCCAGACCTTATAGACCAACTCTCCGGGATAGCCAAAGAAGGGGTAAAGGCGGGCGCTGTTCAAATATCCCTTACCGAGACGAACGCAACTAACCTGGCGAACGAAAGAGCAGAGGAATGGGCAGCAGACCGCGCCGCCGAACTGGTCGGCATGAAGTGGATCGACGGGGAGTTGGTGGTTAATCCAAATGCAGAGTGGAGTATCGCCGAATCTACCAGAGACATGATCTATAAAGACGTTGAGGGGGCAATTTCGGATGGCTGGAGTAACCAGAAATTGAGAGACTCAGTCATTGAGAATACCGGTTTTTCCAAAGAACGCGCCATGATGATTGCCCGGACAGAAACAGCGATTGCGGACACCCAGGGCAACAAAGCCGCGTATCTCGAAGCAAAAGGCGCAGGATTGGACGTGAAATGGCAGTGGATGACCGCAGGTGATGATCTGGTTTCTGAGGAGTGCGAGATGAATGATCAAGCTATCGCAGAGATAGGAGAGGCATTTCCGAGCGGGGCAACGGAGCCACCGCAACATCCTAATTGCCGCTGTGTTTGCGCTCCGCGTGTAGGATCAGCCGTCGAAGAGTAGATACCCATACCAACAATCAGCCCTGCGTAGTCGGGGCTTTTTATTACGCTACTTTTAACAAACTATTTTTTTATTCCAACAGAATCACCACACCCCGCAATACCTCCGCTCACTTTGTCCGCAAAACGCGCACTCGTCCCGGGTAGATTTTAAGAAAAGGTCAGAAAACCACTTAAAAGAAACCCAAGAATCATATGAAATTTTATGGAGCGATCACCAAGACGGAAGAGATGGATGACGGCACTATCAAAGTATGGGGAACTGCATCATCCGAAGCCATCGATTCCGACGGAGAGATAATCACAGCGGAGGCCATGAAAGCCGCCATTCCTGATTACATGAAATTCGGAGGAACTGGCGCCGTCAGGGAAATGCACAAAGCGGCAGCTGCCGGTACAACTTTTGAGATTGAAGTGCTGGATGACGGCACGACAAGTATAGGGACACACATCGTCGATCCTGTCGCAGTCAAGAAAGTTAAAACCGGAGTTTACAAAGGCTTCAGCATAGGCGGCAAAGTTACCAGCAGAGACGAACTCAAAAAGACAACTGTGACCGGCCTGAAGCTGGTGGAGATTTCCCTGGTTGATAGACCAGCAAACCAAGACGCGATTTTTTCTCTGGTGAAGTTTGAGGAAGGCGAAGAACACGACATCAAGAAATACGCAGGCGAGCAGATTTATGACGCATCACAAGCTCTTGAGGCCCTCAGAGCTGTCTTTTATCTCTACAGCAAAGAACTATCAGAGACCGTAGAGAATCCCGATCAAGTGGAGGCTTTGAAATCCGTGATAGATAACCTCAAGGCATTTATTGCATCTGAGATCAAAGAGCCGGACAATAGCGCAGATGCCGGCTTTATCGCCTACGCCGCCACTACCGACGACCTCCACAAAGCAGGCGCCGAGATCAGCGCGAAGAACAAAAAGACCGCGCAGGCGATCCATGACCACGCCGTGAGCTTGGGCGCTTCTTGCACTCCGGACGCAGAGAAAGCCGAAGGAAGCGATGACCTGCAGAAAGTACAGCCCGAGCGGGACGATTTACAGAAAGCCTACGACACCCACACCGCAGCCCTGGAGTCAATCAGCAAGGCATGTGGCGAAGCGGGATGCATCGAGGGAGGATTAATCCCCGACTTCATCAAGGGCCTGAAGGAAGAACTCGACACGATCAAAGCAAAACCAGCACCAGCGAAAGCGGTCCTGAGCACCATCGCGATCGGCAAAACCGCAGATAGCGTAGGCTCAGACCTCACGCAATACGATGACTGCGTAGTGAAAAACGCCGACGGGACGGTGAACGAAGCCGCAAGCCTTATGAAAGCAACCCGCAGAGGGCTGGCATAAAAAACAACAAATCTAAACCAAACAAAGCGATGAACGGAAGAATGATCAAAGACACCCTGGATCTTATCAAGACCTCCAGGACTCAGCCGGACAACATCATCAAGGCGTACACTCAGCCAGGCTCTGCAACCACCGGCATGCAGGCGTATAACCTCCAGGCTCCATCGTTGAAGCTGTACCCGGTACTTACCCCTTTCAGGAACACGATTCCCAGGGTAGGCGGCGGTTACGCAATTCAGGCGAACTGGAAAGCATTTACAGGCATCAACACCGCCGGTACCCGCGGGTCTTTACAGGAAGGCAAAAGAGGCGGCGTGATCAGCACTTCACAGAACGAATACCTCGCAGCCTTTAAAGCCCTCGGCATCGAGCAGAGTATGACATTCGAATCCGGCTACGCAGCCCAGGAGTATGAAGATCTGAAATCCCTCAGTGCGATCCAGGCTCTGCAGGCTTTGATGATCGCCGAAGAGCGCACCATCCTGGGAGGCAACGCCACAGGCATCACCCTCGGTACAACAGCGACACCAACCCTGGTTCTGGGATCAAACGGATCAGGATCACTGACCAACGCCACTACTTATAGCGTCATCGCCGTAGCGCTCACGCTGCAGGCATACCTTGACCTCGCAGGAGCAAACAACGGCGCAATCGGCCAGAGCTTCGTCGCATCAACCGCAGCTGTCCAAGGCCAGGTAACGCGTGCTAATGCTGACGGGACAACGACCGCCTACAACTCCGGGACCGGTCAAAAATCGGCAAACGCAACAATCCTAACAACCGGCGCAAACCAGAGCATCCAGGCCTCCGTAACCGCGCAGGCTGGAGCAGCAGGATACGCATGGTTTATCGGATTGGCAGGCTCTGAAAAGCTGGCCTACGTTTCCACCATCAACAGCGTAGTTCTTTATGGCGCACCAGGCTCTGGGCAGCTTGCCTCAGCACTGACCGCAGCGGATTTCTCGCTTAACCCCCTCGACTTTGACGGCCTATTTGCACAAGCGCTCAAGAGCGGATCAGGAGCATACGTCGCAATTCAGCCAACCGGCACCGTAGGCGTAGGCACACCGCTGACATCAGATGGCGCAGGCGGAATCGCCGAGTTCAATACCGCCTTTGATTATTTCTGGAGCATGTACCGACTAAGCCCTACTCGGATATACGTGTCCTCCCAGGAGAACAACAACATCTCCAAGAAGATCGTCGCCAACGGAGGCGTCCCACTTCTTCGAGAAGTTATCAGCGCCGATGCACAGGGCCAGCTCAGGAGCGGATTCAACGTGACCAGCGTCATGAACCGCGCGATGAACGTCGATGTACCGATCACCGTACACCCGAACATGACGCCAGGCACGATCCTGTTCTACACCGACTCGCTGCCTTACCCGCTACCGAGCATGAACGCGATAATCCGAATCCTTACCCGCCAGGATTACTACCAGGTGGAATGGCCAGTGGTTACCCGTCAGTACAACTTCGGAGTTTACGCGGACGAGGTGCTCCAGCATTACGCACCATTCTCGATGGGCGTTATCAGCAACATCGCCAACGGATAAAGCCAGCTTTCAGAAACCGCCCTGCTGAGAGGCAGGGCAAATTTTACAGATATGATCAAAATGAAACTGCCAGCCGGAAGCCACTCCGTGAGTTTCGAGGGAGTGGAATACAAGGGAAAAAAAGGCATCGTCGAGGTGCCAGAGGAAGCAGAACAGACGCTTTACAGCTTCGGACTCCTGACGGTCGGAAAGAATGTGCCAGACGAAGAACAAGAAACCAGGCCAGCGCCTGATCCTGATCCAGCGCCTGCATCCATTGAGGCAGCAGCCGAGGAACAGCTGGCGCCGGAAGCCGTAGAGGAAAAACCAGCTGCGCCAGCAGCGCCAACGGAGTAACCTGTGCCAGACTTGTGCGTGCTTGCCGACGTTAAAGCATACCTGGGATTGACATCCAGCGCCGATGACGCCGTACTATCGTCGATCATCTCAGCAGAGAGCGCATTCATCCAGGGAATGCTTAACCGGCAACTTGCAGTACTTCCTTACACGGATCAGTTCTGTGGCGGAGGCAAGACCGGGCACAAGCTGTACCAATCCCCATGCGGGACGGTCACATCGGTAACCGTGAACGGATGCGCGATACCGGCGACCACAAGCTCAACGGCCGCAGGGTACATGGTCATAAAGGACAACGTCGTTCTTTTCGGCTACACCTTCAGCCGAGGGAATTACAACTGCGTGATAACCTACACCGCCGGAATCACCTGCCCGCCAGATGTAGCGCATGCATGCCTTGAACTGGTGGCGCTGAAATACAAGGAGAAGGATAGGGTAGGACTTGCGAGCAAGGGCCTGGCAGGGGAAACCACAAGTTACGTCACATCGGCAATGCCTGAGCACGTGAAAGCAATCCTGAAAAACTACAGGAGAATCGTGCCGTCATGATCACAGCAAAACTGGAGAACGGGAAGGAACTCACGAAAAGATTCAAGGACTCCATCCCGGAGATCCAGAACGGCGTGCAGAAGGAAATCATGCGGCTGGCGCTCAAGATGACCGGTAAAGTTATGGGTAAGCTGAGTGGTGATGTTTTGAGGGTAAGGACTGGCCGGTTAAGACGATCAATCCACCCTGAATGGGATTTCAAGCAGGGGTACTCAGGCGCAACAGTCGGAACAAATGTCGAGTACGCGGGTATTCATGAGTACGGGTTCAGCGGCTCAGTTCTGGTTAAATCGTTTCAACGCGAAATGACGAAAGCCTTTGGTAAGCCGATATCACCCACGCAAGTGACGGTTAGGGCGCACACAAGAAATATCAACATGCCAGAGCGCAGTTTTCTACGGACAACATTGCGGGAAATGAACTCAGAGATCACTGACTCATTGCAGCTCGCTGTTACGAAGGAACTCAACAAGGTTAAACTATGACCCGTGAATCAATATACAGCGCTCTCTTCGCGAAACTTTCTGGCATATCAGGGCTTGTAACCGTGAGCCGGCGATTGAAGCATTATAGCGACGTATCGCCATCAGAGCAGCCGGCGATGTTTGTAACGCAGGCCGCGCAATTTGTCAAGCAAACAAAAGGACTCCCGTCACAGTATACGCTTGAGGCCAAAATCTGGGTTTACACGAACGATCCGGATCCGACGAAAGCCCCTGCACAAGCAATCAATGACATTATGGATCAGGTAGATGCAATTCTGAAGCCGACGACACCAGCCAACAAGCAGACGCTCGGCGGACTGGTGGAACACTGCTGGATTGACGGGGAGATTATAACGGATGAAGGGACGCTCGGAGATCAGTCCGTAGCGATCTATACCATAAAAATGCAAACAACAACATAAACAGGAAAAATCATGCCTCAATTCGTTTTCGGCCCCGGCAACATTTACGCGATCCCGCTTACCACTTACGACGGCACCGCAATTACCGTACCTACTCCCGTTCAGATCGGGACGCTTCAGGGCGGTTCCATAGACTTTTCGTGGGACATTAAAGAGCTTTATGGTCAGCGTCAGTTTCCTGTAGCCGCTGGTCGCGGAAAAGGTAAGATCGCAGGTAAAGCAACTTTCGCGCAGTTTAACGCTGCAGCCGTAAACTCTCTCGTTTTCGGTCAGACTCAGACAAGTGCTCTTTGCGCAATCGTCAACGACGTGACCGGCACGGCAATTCCTACGACTCCTTTCCAGATCACAGTAACCCCTCCGTTATCGGGCACTTACCTTAATGATCTTGGCGTCGTCATGAACGGCATCCCGATGACACAGGTGGCTTCAGGTCCAACAACAGGCCAATATTCTCACACGGCAGGCGTTTACACATTCGCCACCGCCGATGTCGGTCAGATTGTGTTTATCAACTACTCGTACACCGCTGTTGCAGCAACAGCTGCGGATTTGATTATTTCAAATCCGTTCATGGGATATGCGCCGACATTTTCAGTGTCGTTCTCGATAAACTATAACGGGAAAAACGGCACGATCATTCTCAACTCCTGCACGTCAAGCAAGTTCAGTGTTGCGACAAAATTAGATGACTTCGCTATCCCTGAATTTGATTTCACGGGCTACGCGGACGCGAACCAGAAAGTGGGACGTATTTCTTTCAGCGATAAATAACCGGTAAAAACACTATGGCTATAGTAACAATTAAGGGCGTGTCATTTCCTTTTTCTGGGGGCAAGTCTTTTGAGCTTGCCCCTCTGAATATCAAGGCGGTAAAAAACCTGCAGGCAGAGTATGGGAAATTCAACACATGGGACAAGCACGCCGCTGATCTTGACTTTGAATTTATGACGACAGTTGTACTGTATTCGCTCAAGAGGAACTACCCCGACATGACCGTTGAAGATGTTGATGAAATGGCAGATATAGGAATACTGATGAAGGCTTTTGTCGCAATCATGACCGTCATGGGCGCGGTAGCATCTGACGTGGTTGAGGGGGGGAAGAAGCCGGGGAAGAAATAGAAGATTGGGATGAGCTAACTATCCACTTGGTAATGAGCACAGGGATGAGTGCTCAACAAGTGGATGATTGGTTTGATTTTCCTCGGCTGAGGGTCTTTACAAGACACACGGACAAATGCCCGCCATCGTATATAAGCATAGCTAAACTTGCTGCTTATTTCGGAGTGTCGCAGCCATCAAAAACCGCGACACAAGCAGGGCAATCAATGCCGAACATTTCAAGCAAAGATAACGATTCCGCTATCGCTCAATTTATAACCATGCTGGGGTAATGGCAAACAACAACAGTGACACCAATATTGAAGTAGGGTTTGGAGCCAATACCGGGGAGCTCGAAGCTGGCGCGCAAAAAGCAGCTCAATCCGTACAGGACGCCACCGCAAAAATAAAAGCAGGCTGCGAAACTCTTTCTGTGAGCGCAAAAGCTGAAACCGAAAAGGCTGTTTTGTCTTTTCAGACTATGGGGACGCAAATAAAGGGGATCAGCGAACAGATATCCACAGCGATAAGCGGAATGACAGGCATGCTTGCTGTATTCGCCGGAGGGGCTGTATTTGCGGCGACGATCAAAGCGTTTCAAGATGAGGTAGGTCAGGCTCGGCAGTTGATGAATACTTTTGGAATGACAGCAGAGAAAGCGTCCATACTGAACACACAACTAAAACTTGTCGGTTTGACGTCTGAGGACTATACAGGCATGGCTCAAAAACTCGGACGACAAGTCAAGCAGAACGAGCAAGGGCTAAATGACCTTGGAGTTAAGACGAAGGATGTAAACGGGAATTATCTCGATCAGCAGACGATCATGAAGAACGCTACTGACGTGATGATGTCATATAAAGCCGGAACAGACCGTAACCAAGTGTCAATGCTCTTGTGGGGGCGTAACTCTCAGGACGCAATTAAACTCCAAAAGCTCAATAATGAGTCTATGGAGAAAGCGACAGAACTGGCTCAAAAGCTTGGCCTTGTACTCTCGGGGGAAGCGATGCAAGCGTCGAAAGAATACAAGGCGGAAATGAACGCGACGAAGATCGTCGTCGAGGGGTTTATGGCGAAGATAGGAGAGAGTCTTATCCCTTTACTCACGAAACTCGGTCAGCTATTCGTTCAGATAGGACAAGAGTTGTTCCCAATCTTCACCGCGGCTATTGATGTATCAAAAACGGCTGTAGATGGTCTCGGTACGATCATTAAAACCTTTACCGATAACACGATTAAGCTTTTCCATGACTTGACAGGCGAGAGCCATAAGGCGTTCGCGAAAGACATGCCGGACGACATGTGGTCGTGGAAGAACGTTGTCGAGATGGTAGGCGACGCTGTAGAGGGGATTTTCAGCACGATTGATAGGGCTTTGATTGAGCTGTTCGGCGACATCAGAATGGTCACTTTGGCATGGAGCACAATGTGGGCCGCATACGGGCAAGCCGTAAGCGGGAACTTCACAGGAGCTATGGATTCGGTAAAACAAGGATATAAAGAAGAGCAGAAAGTCATAAAAGAGACGGAGCAAGCTCTTAAAGATCAGGAAGCCGCTCAGCTTTCATCTGCGGCGAAACGGGCAGCAGCAGAGCGCGGAGTGGCTAAAGAAAGAGAAGCCGCGAATAACGGTAAAACGTATGACGGCGAATCAGGAAAGCGAAAGAAAACGGGAAAGACGAAAGGCGATGGTGAAGCGTCTTACATAGAGCAGTTAACCGCTGATCTGGACAAGCAAAAGCTTGAATATGAGCAATACTACGCATCAATCGGACAAATAAGAGAGGTTAGCAAACAGCAGGAAGCGAATTATTGGAAAGGTGCGCTTGATCAAACAGGATTAACGGAGAAAGAGCGCCTTGATATTTATACCAGGTACGCGAAACTGCAATTGCAGGTAGATAAGCAAGCTCTCAAAGACAAAGAGGAAAGAGGCAAGGCTGAGATTGAGATAGAGCGCACAACGCAGGACGGGATTATTGCTCTCGAAGAGGAATCGGCACGTCATGCAAACGCTCTGAACCTTACATCTAAAGAGGAATATCTATCTCAAGAGAAAAGCTTTTTAACGAAGAAATATGACATTGACGCCGCAGCCCTTCAAAAAGAAATAGACCTATACAAGGGTGATCCAAACAGCGAGAAGAAGGTTGAGCAGCTCAATCAGAAGCTTATATCCTTAAAAACAAAGTATGCCCTTGATTACCAAAAAGCTGATAACAAGCAAGTTGAGGATAGTAAGATGAAATGGACAGACCTTTTCAAGTCAATTAGTGATGGATTCGGGAAGTCAATCGGCGGGTTTATTGTCGGAACAAAAAACTTTCAGTCCGCTATGCTTGGTGTCTGGCAAGGAATACAAGGCGCGTTTGAGACGATGATCGGGAATATGATAGCAAAATGGACGGCAGGGGAGTTGGCAAAGCTTGCAGTAACACTTGGAATACTTCCTGCTCAATCAGCGGGCGAAGCGGCGGCATCAGCAACAAGCATAGCGACAAAAAAAGCTGAAGCGGCGATGACTATACCGGCATCAGCCGGTATAGCAGCGGGAGAGGCAGCCGCATCCGTTGCAGGAATCCCTTACGTTGGCCCTGAAATGGCAGCCGCAGCCTATGCGTCAACTATGGCTATGGTAATGTCTGGTTTGGCTGTCGCATCGGCATCCGGTGGCTACGATATCCCCGCAGGAATAAACCCCATCACGCAGCTTCACCAAAGCGAGATGGTACTACCTGCAAAGTATGCGGATGTTATCCGAGGCATGGCCGGGAGTTCATCGCCGGCAGGCGCAACGACAAGCGGAGGGGATATTCACCTGCACGTCAATGCGGTTGATGCTCATTCAGTGAGG